ATTTAATTTAACGTCTGGATATTTAAATACTTGAAATCCTGTTCCCTGATCTGAGAATTTAATATAATCATTTCTTTGATATTCTGATGTAATTGTTCCTGCTAATCCAGCATTTGCAATTCTAAATGAATCATTATCTAATTTAATTATTTGATAAAAATTAGAAGTAGATGTTATTCCAGTATAAGTTGTTAATCCTGTAATTGAAACAGGCATTGTAGACCCAACACCCACAGCAGTAGAATAAACAATTTTATCACCGTCAGTAAATCCATGACCACTAAACTTAATTACATCTGTAATTGTGTTTATGCCGATTGGTTTAACAAATACTTGTCTGTTTTCATAATTTGAACCACCATCAAGAACTCTTATATCTTTTAGGTTATTTTGACCATTTAAAAGTTTAAACTTATGAATTCCTATTTTATTGGTTGTTGTAAAACCAACTGTATTAATACCAGCATTATAATCAGATAGAGTTTGATATAATTGAACTGTAGTTGGATCTAAAACTGATGGATAATATGTAGCAGCATTTATTAAAGTAGTTGTTCCAACACCTACAACTGAAGTTCCAGCATCATTACCTACAGTTCCAATACCAAGAGGTGGATTATTATTTCTATCATAAACTAAAGGTTGACCACTTACTATATTATGGTTTGTACTAAAAGTTAATCTTTCATTTATATTATCAATACCACCAGAATCACTTATTAGTCTAGCATCAAAAGATATTTCTCTTCTTCTTTCCTGAAGGACGGGTTCTAACACTGTTCCAGAACCATTACCACCTTCAATTGTTACAGAAATTACTCTTTTAATATCAAAATCTTGAGGGTCAACTTGAATATCAACAATATTTCCAGTTACAACTGGTCTAATTAATCCAGTGGTATTACTAACACCAGATCCTGATAACTGAACATTTGGGGGTTTAATAACATCATAATTTTTTCCACCATTTAATAAACTTATACTTTGAAGAGGACCAAAAAATATCTTATCATTTGATTTATAGTTTCTAATCTCAACACCGTTTATAAGCATACCTGTAGTACCAGGTGATGTTAATACATTTGTCGAATTAGATAAACTTGAATTTAATGGAAATTTTTTAAATAATTTTTGTGATGCTATTTCCTGTTCTTTTATACCAACTAATGAAAATGTATGGGTACCTGATCCTGCTGGTAAAGGTTCAAATTGTTCAAAATCAGCAATTGGAATAAATGATCTAGATTTATATAATCTTATTTGGTTTGTACTACTTAAAACTTCCACAAAATATGCAGATTCAGTCAATCCTGGTATTAATGTTCCTTGTGCAGTATAGAATATTTCATCACCAGTAATAAATGGTACTGTATTTTGAAATGATATGATACTATATTTTAACGTATTTGCATTATATCCCGATTGAGGTAGTTGATTTCCAGCTATTGCATTTGGTAATATTGATTTTGGTAATACAGATGTTATTTGATAAGACGGTAATGAATTAGATGCAACATAAAAATTAGTGTTGGATTCATTATAAACGTTAGTTACATCAGTTGTTAAAATATTATTTCCAAACTCTATACCAGTATTTGTACTAGAAGCACGGTTTATAACTCTTCTTAAATCATATTCTCTATTAGGATCTGGAAATAATGTAATTCCAGGTTGATTTGTTAAATTATTAATACTAATTGTTCCTGTTGGTACATCAATGTTACCTACTGTACCAGTTGCTATTTTTGTCTCTTCATTTCTGAATAAAATTTCAACATTATCTCCTTTCTTTAAACTAGATTTATCAATATCTCTAGTAAATAATACTACATTAGAACCAGATACACTTTCAATTTTAAATCTTGAGGATGTGTTATAAATCCATGAGTTAGCAAAAATTTGCTTTCTTGTTTTATTATCTGTTGGATTTAATATTTTTTCACCAACGTTACTTACACTTATTTTTTCTCCTTCAACCAAAAGTCGAATATCAGATGTTGGAACAAATTTTGAAAGAACTCCTGTTAATCTTAACTCAACTTTTTTAGTTAAATCACCACCTTCATATCCATAATAAAATTCATCAGATCTAATATCATCAGTGTTTGATATATTATCAACTATATTTTCACAACCATAAAATTGATTAACAGATTTGTCACTATAATAGATGTTAGTACTAATTCCAGATATTAAAGTTCCAGTTTGTCCAAAACCAACTGTAGAATCTACTGTAATTACTGAAGATCCTATCGAAACATCACCAATAACTTTAGTTTTACCAGTTATGTTAAATGTTCCCTCAATTAAATCTATTTCATTGAAACCTACAAATAACCCAATTTTATAATATACCTTTCCTTTTCTTGTTAAAGGTTCAACCTCTGATATTGCTGCTTTTGTTTCACTATCAGTTGATTTAACAATTGTTTGTCCAACTAAGTTTATAGGATTACCTGAGATTGCCTCTACTAAAATTATCTCTCTTCTAATATATTCTGCTGATGATGGTTTTATTAAATATTTTTCTAAATCAACAATAGTTGGTGTTTCGTTATATAAGATATTAAATAATATTCTAAAAGACTCCTCTGTTCCTTTTGATTGGTATAATGATTTGGAGTTTTTAATAAAATTACTTACATCTAGATTATTAACGAAAGTTGAATTTTCTAAACCAGGTGTGAGTAGTTTTTTTGTCTTTTTATAAAATTCTTTAAGAAATAAAGCACTTAAATTAATGACAGTTGCATCTGCATCGTGATTTGTAGATGATGAATCAGTAAATACTAATTCTGATGGTTGATTATCTGCATGATATGTTGTTATACCACTAAAACCACGAACACAACCTGTAAAACTATTAGTAGTAATTCCTGTATATGTAATTACTTCATTTTCGATCTTAAAAAGACCATATTCATTAGGAAATCCCTTTGTAGTTGTGACAGTTACAGTAGTATCACTTGTACTAATTCCACTACTTAACTTAGTTTCACCAACAACAACTTCTGGTGTTAAATTGTCTAACTTTATATACTGATCTAAATTATCAGTTAGGTCAATTGGACCTCCCTGATATTCTTGAGAGATGTAATACTGTTTAAGAAAATCAACTGCTTTTGGACTTTCAGATACTAAAAACTCTGGTAATTGGTTTTGTATTATCTGTTGGACTTTGACTCTTTTATCAATTCCAGTGGTTATCATATTATCCTCTTATCAATACTCCATTTGAATAACTCGATGTAACCTTATAACCGACACCTGATATTTGTTCACCAGAGGTAATTGTGTCTTTAACCATATTTATCACACTATCTCCGACGGAAAAACTGAGATACAAATCTTTAAGTCCTATTACATCATTTGATTCAGGAAATGCTTGTATTTCTATAATATTATTTGTTTTTGTAGTAGAAGTAATATTAATAGTTGATAAAATTATCTCACCATGAGTGTAATCTACTATTCCAGCAGATGCAACAACTAAACGATTTTCTGCCTGTTCAACGTTTCCCTTCACAATAGCTAATACTCCCTTACCACTTCCATCAAGTGTTCCATCATTATTTTTATTTGGTATATCAGTTAGGTATACTGTATCTACTTGCCCTTGAATAGTGAATCCTGTACTTTTTATATTACGTCCTTCTGGATTTATATGAAAACTATTTCCATAGCATAATTCATATTGAGCAAATTGATTTATAAGTGCTCTTAAGTTTCTCCTTATAATCACTCTTGTAATATTTGATGAAATCGCATCATCGATGTTATCAATTACATTTAATATCTTACTATATTTAAATCTACCACCAAATTTATTTAAATCAGTTGATGATGCATAATTTAACAAACCACTAGTTATGTTTGTTTTTAGGTCCGATGCAGTGGATACCTTAGAGGGGTCATAATATACAAATGAATCAAGTTCAACATATAACAACTTAAGATCTAGTAACTTTTGATTAATACCTGCTAATGTATAACTTTTTAAATTAGATAATATTGACTGTTTATCAAAATCTGATACAAATTCACCATTTTTTGGTTTTATTGTTATAAAAACTGTTCCAAATTCAGGTGGGTCTAATTCTTCACCACCTACTACTGAAACTGACTCTGTATTTGAATATATTTGTTGTATTACAGACTCGTAATCCCTTGCTGTAACTGCTCTGTACTGCGATGAATACAATCTAGGTGCAAAATACTTAATTGAATCAATTGACTCAATATTACCCCCATTAGCTGCTGATGAGACAGTTGTAATTGTAGGTGTTGCTGTTGGTAATACTATTTGATTTGTAGAATTTGCAATACTACCTGCATATGTAAAGGTAGAAGGTCCGTTTCCATCAATTCCATCAGTTACAATATAAGAGATTGAAATAATTGCGTCATTTTCAAGTTTCTTACCAAAAACTCCATCACCAAATAGTATCTCATATCTCTCATCAGTAACCTCCTGTATTAGATAAGTCTCAGATGTGTCTGTAATATTAATAATATTGTCTACTTTGCGATATTCTTTTCCTAATCCTGTATCTGAAGCACCTTTTACATAAACTTTAATGGTTGATGTGTCTATAAATGAATTATCAATTAAAAATCTTTGATCTAACGACCCATTTACTGTGTATGACTTTGTTAAGTATGTTCCTTGATATACAACTATATTACTAAATGATCCTGTACTTGATATTACATTGCCATTTGCATCAGTTGCTTGCGTTGTAGTGGTTGTAATTGTTTCTGGTGTCGAAAATACATAAGATGTGTCATTATTTGTACCAACACATACCAATCCTGCCTGTAAAGTCAGTGATGATGTGTTTGAAGAGGTTGTAATATCAAAAGAAACTGTTGCTTGAGCAGCAGTTCTTGATCTTGGTACATATCCAATATTTCTGGCAAGAGAAACAACGTTTTCACGAAGTGTTGCTGAGTCTAAGAAGGACTCATTCACAATCATGTTGGAGTTAAATGCTGTAATATACGTATTATATGCTAAAGTATCAATTAAAACTGAAAAATTTGATCCTTCAAAGTCAAAATCGGTAAAATCTGAGTTTGCACGAATATAATCTTTGATTGATGACTTAATTTGATCGAAATCAAGGTTTGTAAACTTAGTAAAGGGCATTCTATCTTGTTGCTTCTAATATGAACGTAAATTCTTGTGCAGGAACTTGTTGTCCGACAATATTAAAGAATACCGTAACCTCAAATTCGTTCAAATCTGGTCTTGGATTAACCTCAACTGATACATTATCTATTCTAGGTTCAAAATTTTCAAGAGTTATCTCAATTTGCTGTTGAATTACTGACGCAGTACCATAATCAACAAAGTCAAATAAACTATCCCTTACCTCTGATCCTAAAATTGGGTTAAAAAACCTTTCAGTTGGTATAGTTTGTACCAAATTCTTTACAGATGCCTTAATTGCATTCTCATTTTTAAGAATTGGGATGTCTTTTGTGACAGGATGAGGGGTAAAAGACAAAGAAATGTCCTTAAATGCTCTTGATATCCGTTTTATTGCCATGTAAACAGTTGTTTTCCTGTTTTATTTATGACACTTTTTTGTAAATGTTATTATTTATCCTAATTCGGGTTCAAAAGGTGCTCTTTTCT